TCAAAGAGTGATCTCGTGTCCAAGCGCTTTAATAAGCGCAATTTGGAGGAAGCATTGAATAGGAGGAATAAGCGTGTACCTTTCGGAGGGATAACTTATATTGGTGACAAGTTTTTCACCCTAGAGGACGATATACGACGTAATATTTTGCACAACGGTAGTGTGAAATACATGGCGTGGCGTTCTTCTAAAACGGCTGTTAGTATTGTCGACCAATGTTGTTTTAATTCGGATATTAAGCCCATATCCAATTTTAGACATAAATTTTATCTGGTTAGAGATGAATTTGAAAACATTTGGTTTTCCACTCGCGATGTTAGAAGAGTCGGAGTGGTGAAGATAGATAGCACCTTGGGTGTGTCATTCTTTTTTACAAAGGCAGGATGGTTTTATTTTAGTACTGTTATAAATATAACTACCGGCCAGTACACTTATGGTAGTAACGATTTTAATTTAGATTACGAAGTTGTCTCTTCTTGCGAGGAAATGGATAATTTAGTAACACTATTCGGATTGTTTAACACCACGGGTCGTGCAATGGGCAATATTAAGGAAAATAATATTGCAAAATGGAGGAAGAAGAACGATAGGAATTTGAAGATCGCATTACCTAAAGAGAAATTTCTTTACCCTGAATCCGGCGTTTTAGATGCCGTTGATAGATTCAAAAGTTTTCTGAAGGGTTACAATTACTGTGAAAAAAAAATATCACAGGCTGTATCGGTCTTACAAACTCCACCAGAGGATGTACTAGAACAAATAGTGGTATATGCAGAGAGATTTTTTGCTTTCACTACAGGTATTAGTGCGACTTCATCAATTTCGGGTGCTATTTCCGTCGCGTATCTTTATGTTTCGACATTTGGATTTCAGCGAAGCATTAGTTTGTGGGCAGGTAAATTGTTATCACACAAGCTAACTGAAATTAGCGAGGGATTACAACCTCAAAGTTCATATCAAGATTTTAAGAATATGTTCACAGATGTGCAATCTGTGAAGAATTCCCACGTCTTAAAAAGTATAGTAAAGATATTCGAGTCTTTTTTGCTTTTACAAATTGTTCCTGATTCTTTTGTAGAATTATGTGGTACTACCGGTATCTTGAAGGTGTCAGGTATAGATATTACTTCTATAAAGAAGAAAGAAAGCTCGTCATTGGATGTGATAGAGAGTTTGATTGAAAGTGTATTGTTCGTTATTGACAAAGTATCAGTAGCGGTATTATCACAAAATGTCACATCACTCTTTATAGACAACACACGTATTTCAGACTTGGATTCGCAGTACGTACATGCGATAGCATGTAAGGATTTCTTAGATAATGAACCATTTTTGCAATCTTACGATGCAGTACCTCCGTTCAAGACAGCAAACGGCTACTTGGTCAGGCTGGATGAGTTAATAAAGTCATATGAAGAATTGGCTCGTGTGGAATCTAAATCGAAATTCACACAGACTTATTCAAACATTAGTAGGAAGATTATACTACTTAATCAAATAGTAATCCAAGCTAGAGAAGATATAAAGCGCGCACCCATACGAGAGCAGCCATTCAGCTTGTTGATTAGCGGTACTTCTGGAATAGGGAAGACTACTATTTACGGTTCACTTATTAATCATATTTGTAAATTTAACAAAATAAGTTGCGAGCCTCGAGACCGTGTCACTTTAAATGAAGCTGACAAGTTCCAATCCGAAGTAAAGATGGGAACTAGTGTTATTATTATGGATGATTTGTGTAACGGTACTGCCAGATCTTATATAGCAGGATCGCCGTTGGGTAACGTAATCAAGATCATCAACAATGTTCCTTGCGCCGCAGTGAAAGCTGCTGTACACGAGAAAGGACAAGTTTATTTTAATAACAAACTCACAATAGCGACTACAAATTGCCCTGACTTACAGGCACGAATTTGGTCAATAGAACCAGCCTCTGTACTGCGGCGGTTCCATTACCATATACACACTAAGCTTTTACCGGAATACGCAACATTGCAAAATACACTAGATGCTACGAAGCTTGATAAAGGGGTATATACCCCTGCCTGGGAATTCGATGTGCACGTGATAGAGGCAATAGAAGGTGATTTCAGGTTTAAATCTGTACACAAGACGTGCCATCCTTTGTCTTTAATTGGATTTTTGCAAAACGAGTCAAAGAAGCATTTTGATGCACAGAAAGCGTATGTATCTAGCATGCAGGACATGGATTCAGAAGCTATGTGTAGTGAACACAATTGTTACGCAAGTATTTGCCCTTTTTGCAAAGACCCCCAATTTTTTGTTCCTGAAAACTGGATCAGTG